ATCAGCATATCCACGATAAACTGTTGCTCTAGCTGTATTAGACATTTCACAAGCTGTTTTAAAGATTTGTGTATAACCATAATCATTATCTAGCTCTTGAGACCACACATCTGGAGCACCTGTTCCTTCACCATAAGCTGTACCAATTACTGTAGCTTTTGCATTAGCGCCTGGGTCAGCATCTGTGCCTGGATTTGTTAACCATGTAATATCAACTGATGTACTAGAATTAACAGCATCTATTCTTGCATTAGCATGATTAGGTGCTCCACTATTTCCAGTAGCTGATTCAACTGATATGACCATTCCTTTGATTAACCAAGATTGTGCAGCTGATAAAGTTGCTGTAACAGTAGCGCCAGCCGAAACTGCTGCTAAATCTGTAGATATTACAAAACTTCTATCAGTCATTGCTATCTTAGTTCTATCTTCCAAAAATCTAAATTGAGAATCAGATGTTGGAACTTTTCCTACTTTTGACAAGTATACAAAAAATGGTGATTCTTCTGGTGATAAATCTGCGACCCTATCACTAAAGTCGTACAGTCTTCTCGTACTTAGATTTGCACTATCGACTGTATTACCGCCAGGAGTTCCAAATTTTACTTGTCCACTATTATAAGTAGCCATTTATTTCTCCTTAGTTATATTTTACAATACATTAGAGCGACTACCTGCTTTAACAATTCCATCCCACATTTCATCAGCACCTGATTTCGCTTTTGGTGTTTCACCACCTAATAACCCACCATAAGAAGGATTATTTTGCGTTTCTCTTACTTGGTCTAATGGTCGTGGAGAGGCATCATTATTAGGGATGTCGCTTTCACTTTCATTATCATTTGATACAGCTTGCCACATATTCAGAACTCCATCTATACCATATTCTGCAGGGTTTTTAGATGCAAATTGTACAAAATCTTCTATTTGAGCATCGTTTAATCCACGTTTTTCTAGCTCTCCTTTTAAAGTTTGCATTCCTTGCGCCTGTGCAACACCTTCAACTTGTTCTGAAACTGCTGACTGAACTACGTCAGACATTTCTTGCATTCTGTATTTGTATGATTTTGAAGACGGTTTGTTATAGGCTTCCCATGGGTCAAATTCATCTTTTTCTAAAGTTATACGTTGAGGAACTTGTGGTTGGCCACTTGTATTACCTGTAGCCATACTGGTAACTACTTGTGTAATATCTGGTCGTGACTCCAAAAACTCTCCAATCTTTTTATAATCTTGTAGCTTCTGATTTTCCTGATAAAGTTTATCCTTCTCTGATTGAAAATATTTAGCTTGTTTCTCCCAGGAAGAACCCTCTTCAGTTGTTTGCCCTTCTTCTATATTGCCTGCGGTTAAACCAGCTGCCTGATGTCCGCTATCATTATTAGTCATATTAGACTCCTTTTTTACAATGTCTCATCAGGAGACTCACCAGCAGATGGTGAATTACCATTCATTCTGATTTTCTCCCTTTCGAGGTTTACTGTGTCTTTGAGCCTGCCAACACTTAATTTGTTAGCAGTTTTACTCTCTAGTTCAATTTCTTTTAATCTACCTTTAAATTTCTCTACTTCAGTTTTTTGATTAGACTGTACAGTTTCTCTTTGAGCAGTCTGTAAATCTCCTGAAACTTTTTTAATCTGTTCTTGCATTTGTTGTACCATTTGTTGTAATTTTTCCACTTCATCGGTTCTAGACAACACTCCCTCCTTGTCAAATATTTCAGTTTTCTTTAATGCTTCAGTTCTATCAATAAGCCCAGCTTGGTATGCTTCCATATATATTTGCCATTCTCCCCATTTGTTAGAAGGCATAGTAGAGTTACCAACAATTCTAATATCAAATTGCCCTGCAGATAAGTCGTTCTCTATAGTTTGTAACGCTCCTGTTTTATCATCAAACAATCTTTTATTAACAGCATATTCAGTTATGTCGTTATTTGGCTGTACTATTCTTACAGTTTTTTCAAAAGTATAATGAGATTTTGACAAATTATATATAGCTTTGCCTAACCTTTTTAAGCTACCCTCAATATCTCTTAATTTAGATTTACTTCTACGTTGACCAAAATCTTCCATCATCATGGTTGCTGAAGATGTTTTAGGGGCAACTTCTGTATTTCCTTGCATCATTTCAAATATACCCATATTTAAATCAATATATTTCTCTATTAATGTAGGAAGCTGCATAATAGAGCCAGCAAGAGGTTGCGGAGAAGGAAAATGTGGTTCCCCAAAAGATGGGTCATATTCAATGGTTGCATTTGGATTTGCCCAATCTCTTTCTAATTCTTCAACATCTTGAACACTGCCTTGAGGAATTAATAATTTGAGACCAGCACTTGCCTGAGCGTGAGAGGTAATGAGAGAGACCGTTTTATTGAGGAACCTTTGAAAATCTTTATTCTTTCTTACATCACTCATTGGATATGGTGTGTTGGTCCATATATTTGGAACAGGAACAACAGGATATATATCTGTATCTAATATTTTTTCATATAATACAATTTGACCTAATACACAAGTTATCTTAATCCTTGTCTGTTTTACCTCTACAATATCTATATAGCCAGCTTGTAATGCATCTACCATTTCTTTTTGTGACATTAGTACTTCTAGCTTTTCAGAATTTAAAACTTCTGTTTGGCCAGTTTGTACATTTGCTACTCTATAATACGGAACTTTTATTTTACTATAAAATTCTATAAGTCTGTATTTTTCTGATTGCTGAGATGTATCATAATCTTTTACTACATCAGGAGTAAAGGAAGACATTGTGTATTTATTTGTTGAAGTTGGAAAATCCTCATCATTATCCATAGTTTCAATTAAATCAATTAATAACTTTTCTTCATCTTGGTAAGGTTGATTTAATTCAGGATATAAATCTAATAATTGAAATTTAGTTAGTATAGTTGAAACTGCTATTCCTGCAGCATCATCAAAATAGCGATGTCTAGAATTTGGGTCTACAGCTACTCTGAATGGATTTATATTAGCAAATTTTACTTCACCTCTACCATAGTCAGCTTCTTTGTCAATGTAAGCATAAAAATATCCTAGACCAGTAACAGCATAATCGTGTATTGCTTGTTTAAAAACTTCATCACCTTCCGATATATCCCAAATATATTCTAATATAACTTTCCAAACATTTGCCAATTTGTTATCAGAATCTTCTCTTCCGACAGCAGAAAACTTAGGAGGTTTTGATGTAGTTATAGCCTTAAACTGCTCAATAGCAGAATATAATCTATCTATTGGCATACCTGCTTGATTTCTTTCTTCTAAAATATCTACCTCTTCAGGTGAAAAGTGATTACCTAAATAAAAATCTATATCTTCTCTAGCAGCAGATTCCCAATCTTTTTTTGCATCTGTCCAACGTCTGAAATATTCTTTTACTTGTTTTGCTCTTTTATCTTCTTTTATCATAGTAGTTAATATATAAAATATTTGTATTAATAATCAACAGTTATTATATTCTAGCTCCTGTAATCCAATTATATCTTTTTTTACGCTTAAACCAACCTTCTTTAGTTTTCTCTTTTTTAGCTTTTCCAGCACCAGGATTCCCTTTTGCAAATTGAGTCGCTAACCAAAATGCATCTATACAGTCATCATGTGAACCTTTTGGAAAATCCAATAATTCTCCAATAAACTCATGCATATTCTTTCTTAAATGAACTGCCCCTGCTTTAAACATAGGTTGAAGTCCTTCAAATAATCTATCTTTCTTTTTTTGGTTTCCATAGTTTTTTATACCTTTATGAATACCAGGAAGAAACAATCCTTCCTTTTTAGACCTTTTCATAATATAATCTCTTAGCATCTCTTGATATGCAATGGTTTCAATATTTATTCTTCTTATAGGCGAATATCGTTTAGATATTTTAAATATCTCATCGGCACACTCCATAGGTAAGACTCTTTTTCTCCAATATTCAAGAATGTAATAATCGTTATCAGAGGTAACACCAATAACCATAATAACAGAATAATCAGCCCTAGAACTAAGTGTACTGGCAGGGTCAACACCGATATAAATATTAACATATGGTCTAGTCCCATCATCCAATTCCAGAAACCACGAATCTGCTCCATTATCAAATTTAATTTTACCTTTATAGTAGTTATCATTAATGTCCTCCTCTTGGAATATTTGGTCTTCTGGTGATTTAGCTTGGTTCATAAATTCTTGATAGAACTTACCTGCAACACCTGAGTCAATATAAAATTGTTTTCTTTCTTCTAGTTTCTTAATTGGCCAACGACTAGGCCATAAAGGTTTTCCATTATCTAGTATTGCTTTGTAAGTTAAAACATCCCACGAATATTCTTCACCTGTTTTTTCAGCATCTTGATGACTTCTAACAATATTATTTAAAAAGCTATCATAATGGACAATAGTTCCGTTACACCACAGGAACCCCCTTTTATCAAAGTCAATAGCAGGATACACAGCAGCTGTCACCCAGTCTTTAATATTTTGTCTAGAATCTGGAGTCTTAGTATTAAGCTCTGATTCAAAATCGTCAAGAACAATACCAGTATATCTAGTAGATAGCTGTTTTTTACCACGCAATCTTTGTGAAGCTCCTTTAGCAATCATTCTACACCCATTCGTTGTAGTAAATTCAGTTTTAGTCCACTTATCTCCTTCTAAGTCACCAAAATAATAATGTATTGCTGGATTTTCATATATATGGTTTTGTAACCACGCTACGTTATCAGTCGCTTGGTCTTGAGCCTCACCAACCCAACATATAAACTCAGGTGATTCTTTTGTAGCGAATAAAATACGGTGAAGTATTGCTGTTGCTGCCATAGTAGACTTTGCATGGTCTCTAGGTAATACTAAAGCTAATTGTTGTACATCTTTATTTAAAAGCTTTTTACCCACTTCCACATGGAATGGGGGCGTCGCAGACGCCAAAAAATCCTGTGGGGAAAATAGTTTACCGAATGCAATTAAGTCGTTATACGCATGATGTAAAATTTCTTCATTCTTAGAAACATTACCATTAAGGTTAAGATTAGCCACTAATTAATGGCCTTAAAATTCAAATGGAGGGGCCACTTCTTCGCTAGAGTCCCTATTTATATTTACATTTTCATTAATAGCCTTTATGTCTCCGCCTGATTCTGCGAACATTATAGCTTTTGCTATCTTGTTTTCTTCAGGGTCAGTAAAGAACATATCAATTCTTGTTAAGTTTATAGCACTTACACCGTTTTCCTTATAGTCCTCATCTGTCCAATTTAAAAACTTTTCATAAGAACCATTATTGTAAGCTGCCCAAACATCCCAACCTTCTTTTTCATATAAGTTTTTAGCATATTCAATATTTTCTATAGGAGACATGTCTTTTGGGTGTACAAACTTATTCCAAACAGTATCTTGAGCTGTTTTATCATGCCAATAGTCATTTATTTGAAATAAACCATAATCAGTACTATCAACCGTAGCTGTACTAGCAGCTTTATTTAAATCGGCTACATCTCTTATAATAAGGTCTTCCATTTCTTTAGGGTCTTTTAACCCTTGACTTGTAGGGCCTTTATCATCAACATTTTCTTGAACAGGACTAAGTTCTCCAGCTAAAGGACCTTCATTCCAAGGAAATTGTGTCATTTCTCCATCTACTTCTACCTCATAAGAAATGTCTGGGTCTATAGTTCCAGTCTTGCCAATAATAGGCTCTTCTTGAACGCTTTCTCCTTCGTACGAACCTAATCCCTCTAAAGCAGACAAAATTTGTTGAAGACCACCTGACATATCAAAAGGCTCTTCTGGAATCTCTTCTTTTAACGGAGAAACTCCCTGATTAGCCAATTGTGACAAAGTAGAATCTGGAATATTAGTAACATCTACGTTTACTGGAGAATCTTTTGTAGGGTCTTTTGCATCTTTAGTAACTAAATCTTTTAACCCGTTGAATATAGGAAAGTTCCAATTTTGTAAAGGATTATTAAAATTCCATTTTGGTTTTTGGCTATCTTGCGAAGTCTTTTCTATAGTTTTATTATCATGACTATACTCATAACTACCTACTAAAGGGATATTTATTGTAGCCTTATCATCAACATTTTCTGCCACAATTTGACCAGTTGCTTCGTCATACTTGTATATAATCATTATGCAACTCCTCTTACAATATCACTTAAAGACTTAGCCCTATTAGGCGTTTGTTTAGCCCAAAGACTGTCTAACATCTCTACAGATGCTTCTTCCCATTGATTATCTTCTAAGTATGAAATAGTTTTTTTAAATTTAGAAAAACCACCTACACCTAATTGATAGCACATTTCCATAACAACATCTTTAATTTCTGAGGGCATATATGAAAACCAATCAAACTTAATTTTAATACTACTTTCTAAATCTTTTATCTTTCTAACCAATATTTCTTCACATATATCTTCATCTAATTCTAGGTCTTTAATAGCAAATCCATAACCAATAGTGTCAATGCCTAAACTATCTTTATAAACCATACCTACATATCCTTCGTGTTTTTTAATTCTGTCTTTTAAGTCCATTTAAGTTATTCCTCTTTCATTATTCATAGGCATAATATAAGTAACTCTACTGAGAAAGTCAAACTCAGAATAACAAAAAGGGCACATCCAACCTATACACTCTTCATTTTCGTCTAATAAACCCGCTCTTGATGAGTAATCTTCGTCAAAATATAGGTCTTTATCGCATACTGGACAAGGGTCTTTAGCTTTCTTACCCTTCTTTTTCTGCGTGTGCAATAAGCTTTGTTTTTTCTCCATCTTTAACAGCCTCCATTTGCTCAGGAGTAAAACCAGCCCAAACAGTGAGCTGCTCTTGTTTCTTTTCAGTGTCAAACAATCCTGAAATCTTAGCTAAAGATTCTAACGAACGTAATTTATCTCCATCACGTTCAGCTAAAGTAGCAATATCTTTATATCTACCTATTAACCACTCAGGCGTTACACCTTCATCTTCTAGTATCTTTTTAATTTCTTCTTTTACCATTTGTTGAACCTTCTCTTTTTTTAAAATTTGTTGTGATTTTGTCTTAATATAGCTATCGCTTTTTGCTGAAGGATAAGCCTTTTTAAAAGCCTCTACAACCTCCATACCAGAAGCTACATATTGAGCAAACATAAACTCTTTTCCATTCATTTTGTTTTTTGCGTATTGTCTTTGAGCATCATAAGTACCAGCAAAAGAATATATACACTCTGCAATACCGTCTTCACCTAACATATTTCTCTTTTTAGAGTTAACGAAATAGGTCCCACACACTGTTCTAACAAAAGGTTTACCAGCTATAAACCCTTTTTTAAGTATTTGGCATATATGGTTGTCATCAGTAAACGCCCATTCACCTTCCTGCGCTTTACGCCAAGTTTCAACCACATATAAGCCTTTATTAAACACTTCAAATTCTTGAAGGCTATCATACAAGTAATGATTTGTGCCTTTAATAGTTTTAAAATCCATAAAATAATATAAGCAATAGTGAACTTTTAAACAAAAAATAAAAAATATTTTGGACATTAGGTATGTTTGTATATATATTAAGGCCTTATCACATGTGTATATTGGTTGAAAACTTGTTCCGCATGTGCTTTAAGTGGCTAGAACAAGGGGTATACAAAGTCACAGGTCAGTCGAAGGTAAGAAGGCCGTATTAGAGTTTCATTGAACTAAACATAGCTTACCCGCTTAATAAACAATGAATTATTAGGTATCCAAATTGCACAGGCTCCGAATAAGCAATACCAGGATAGGAAGCACTCTTAGTTATCTAAGGGGTAGGACTTCTCTATCCTAAACACCCACCAAATAAGCAATTAATAGTTAACTAATAACTAAACAATACTTACCTAATTTTTAAATTTCAAAAAATAATATCAGAATGGGTGAGACTCTTTTAATATCACCCCGTCCCCCCTTATCGACTCGCTACCCTATACGAATTTAGTTGAAAATTTCGATTAAAAAGCGTTTTTTAACTACAAGTTACTACATATTTATTTATTATACAAGATAATAATTAATTATTTTTATATCATTTATTACTTGCATTATATATATTATTGTATGTAAGTTATAGGTTTACCTGATTTATACATAAGTAAATTAAATAATATTTCCCTTGCTTTTTATGTGTATATGTATTATAGGGATTTTATTATTACTTGTTTATGTAGTGTTAAATAATTTATTTATCATTTATTTATTTTTTTTCTTGCATATCTAAATAATAAGTAGTAATATATATTAGTTTAAATAATATAATTAATAGAAAGTTAATAATTATGAAAAAGTTTTTAATAAATTTAAATAAAGGTAAAAAGTCTCAAAAAGACTTATTAAAAAGATATACATATTTAAAGAATAGAGCAATAACAAGTTCTGATAATATGAGTTTAAAAGCAAAACAAGACACATATATTTTAATTAAGTCTGAAGAGATTTTAAAAAAGTTTAAAAATAATAAAAAATAACTTGCATTATTAAAAATAATGTTTTAAGTTATAGTAGGTTAAGATAGCAAATAATAATAATAACCTAATTCGATACTAAGAATTAAAATAAGTAGAACATAGCACTGATTGAGTAAGTAATGTGTATAGTCTTATGCCTTGAGAAGTTTGAAGACTCAAGACCAGCAGAACACAAAGGTTGAAAGCATAACAAGTTGGGTAAATTTGAAGACTTAGAATATTTTAAAGGGATATGTTAACCATAGGTTACTAAGTATAGAGTTTATTAAGAAGTAAACGACGAGTAGAAAAAGGGCTAAATAAAGAATATGCGAGTTATACCTTAATATAATTCATAAAAGCAAACACTGAACCGAAAACTTATTGATAAGACCTTGTAGCAAGGAAACGAAAAGTGCAAAGATATATCTAATAAATATATACTTACTAAGGGAATATGGTATAAGTGGATTATAGCGAAAGAGAAGACCTCCATATATAACGAGCCTTAAACAATAGAGGTGTAGAGTGTAGGAATTTAGTAACCTAAATAAATCCTTAATATATATGCAGAGCCACCATAAGAGCCTACGGATTTTATGCAAAGAGATTTTTAAATGTGCGATTGTTGGGCTATTTTATCCAAACCTTATTCAAAGAACAAGAACAAATATAAATAAATTATTTTATATGGTGTTACAGAGTTCGAATCTCTACTTGTTCTCAAAAATAGTATCACTACAATGTCCATAATAGGTGGACTCTCTGATAAGTGTAGAGGTAGCCATTGAAATTCAGCAATAGGCTACCAAGATACTATAAATTTAAATAAACTAAGGAGTAAATATGGTTCATATACTAAGAAAATACAAATGTGAAGACACAGATGGAGAAATACATATTGTGCTTGATGTTGCCTATTGGGACACTGGACTAAATACTAACATTCGTAAATCCTTCATAGAAATCTATGATGGAGATACAACAATGTATATGACTCCAGGAGAATTAAGCATAAAATTAGATTTAGAAAAGATTTATGCAGTGTTATAATAAACAAAGAAAGGAAATACAATGCAAAAGCAACAAACAAAAATACCTAAATCTTGTGAGGGTATGTTATTATATGACAATGGAGCAACCTGCTCTAACCCATACACAGGACAAAAGGTAGAACTAAACAATGTAGAATTATCTCTATATGATTTAATAATGGGAGCAGAAGTAATGGGACAATGGAAGTTAGTAGAAGATATTAAAGATTGGTTTATAAAAAATAATATCAAAGCCTATGGAATATTAATTGACTAAAAGAAAGGAATAAAATGTATTTATTCAAACCATTTAAAACACAAGAGGAGTGCGATATAGAAGTAGATAAATTACTGAACTATTTCTCAAGTGATAGAGAAAAAATAAAAATAGCCTCTTTTCTTGGGAGATATGAAGTAACCAGACAATACTTGAAAGATACAAAATCTAATGAGTTTAATTTTGTCGAATACGAAACTCGCAAAGATATGTTTATGGATAATCCTATAAACAAAGAGGAGTAATTATGTATCATTGGAGCAAGATGAGTGGGAAACTCATTGGAATCCCTGCACTAAACACAGATACAACAAGCAATGAGTATTGTCAAAAGATGAAGGACACAGACACAATTTGTGGAGAGTGTTACTCCTGGAACATGTTGCAGACATTCAGAAAGTCGGCAGTCCCGTCTTTTAAAAGAAACTCAAAGTTCTTAAGTGCAGAAGTCCACGAACCTAAATACTTACTGCCCGTGAGTAGTATAGTAGCGAGGTTTAATGGACACGGAGAGTTAATCAATGAAGACCACTTTATAAACATAATGAACATATGTAAAAATCAACCGAATACAACCTTTACACTATGGACAAAGAGAAAGGACATAGTCAATAAGGTATTAAGGACAAAAAAAATTCCGAGCAATCTAATAATGGTATACTCCAATCCAGTAGTGGATACGATAATGAAGCAAGTCCCAAAACATTTTAACAAGGTCTTTAACAATGTCAGTAAAGACTCAGACAAAGTAAATTGTAGAGGAAAGTGCATAGATTGTATGATGTGCTATACAATAGGAAACAAAACACAACAAATAGTAGAGGTAATAAAATGAGAGATATAAAAGAAATAAAAGAACAAATAAAACTAACAAATAAAATCATAGATAGTAAAGATTTCTATGATGATGAGGATAAATGGGGAACATTTGGCTATCTACACGGACTGCTATATGTTACCAAGAAGTTACAAGCAAAAATAAAATAAACAAAGAAAGGAAATACAATGTATAAGATAAACATAAATGAAGCAACTATTGAGGAGTTGGAAGAAAAGTGTGAAGATGTATTAGGCACACCTTACGGACACAATATCATAGGGCTAATATGTAATGTAGTTGATGAGAGATTTGGCGAAGAAGAAGCCAATAGATTCTTTGAAACATATCAAATGTAAACATATGAAAAAGAAAATCGCACCATCTGAGCAAGATATATTAGATATGATGTTAGATGCCATAGATAATGAAACTTTGTTTAAAGGAGTCCATAAAGTTGATTTAAATGACATCACAGATGAAGACCTAAAAGAAACAAACAAGAACATAAAAAAAAGAAGAAAGGAAATAAATGAGTAGTTATAGTCATATAGACCAAGATGACATATTAAAAGAGGTTGTATCTTTAATACATCAAGTAGATAATACAACAAATCTTAGAAGAGTCGTTGATGAAGTAAAGCAAAGAAGAATAGAGATAGGACAATCTATTAAATATAAACTTTCGCCTGGAGACAAGGTTTTTGTCACTTCAAGAACAGAAGGAAAAGAAGAAGGTTTAATTCAAAAGGTAAACAGAACAAGAGCAGTTGTTAAGATTGGTCCCACAGCATGGAATGTTCCATTCTCAATGATTGAAAAAATATAACAAAATATAAATAATATTGGTATGTAACTATAGCAATAGCAGTCCTGAGAAGTTACACTAAGTTTATTCCAGGAACTCATGTAAAAAGCCCAGATATGGTTTTGAGCACTACTATTGAATGAGAAAAAAGCCAATATAACAACAAAGAAAGGAAAACAAATGGGAAGATACTATAGTGGAGATATAGAGGGTAAGTTTTGGTTTGGTGTCCAATCAAGCACAGATGCAGACTTTTTTGGAGGAGAATCATACGAGCCTAACCATATAAATTACTATTTCACTAAAGAAGATGATTTTGATAAAGTAAAAGAGGGTATCAAAAAATGCGAAGTTGAATTAGGTAAAAACCTAAAAACTTTAGACAAGTTCTTTAGTGACAACAATGGTTATAATGATGATATGATTGTAGAACAAACTGATATAGCACAAGAGGAAATATTGGGTTTATTGACTTGGTATGCTCGGCTTAAGTTAGGAGAAAAGATTCTTAACCGACTATCAGATGCAGAAGATTGTCATTTTGAAGCAGAGTTATAAAAAATGAAAAAAGATAAAATAATACAAGAAGTTTCTAGTTTTTATGATATTGCAACTGATTTTAAAGATGTATGGAGCGATTTGAATGATATTCTTGATTATGAGGATAAAAGAGAAAAAGAGATATTAGATAGTTTTCTTATATTAGTCCTTAACTTTGAAAAAGAAATTGAAAAATCTTTAACTAAACTAAAGAAGAAAGGGAATAAATGATAGAACCTAAAGAATGTTACATCTGTGACGAAGAACTTACAGAAGAATATTGGACTAATTATTATGCTTGTGAGTTTAGCGAAGAAAATACACTGTGTGGAAATGGTGATTGCTGGGCTGAATGGATGCAAGACAATACACAATCACACAAAATAGAGCAGGAGCAAGAATGACAAGTGATGATAGACTAAAAGTTTATGATGATTGGTTAAGTGCCTATCAATGTCTAATAGATATTAATGAGCTTTTACCATACAACAAAGAAAGACGAGTTGCTCTAGATAATCTAGAAGAACAAGAAGATATTATATATAAATGGTGGAGGACAGGGCAATGAAAGTAAAAGAACTAATTAAAAAACTAAAAGATTGTGACCAAGAGTTAGAGGTTAGACTTGAAGTTGATTGCATTATAAACTATTGGTTGGAATATGTAGATGAAAAACCGACAGGTTTAAGTGGATATGAAGAAGGTGGAGAAGTAATACTAGGAGGAGCTGAATAATGAGTTTAATATTTTTCCCAGTAGATGAAAAACCTAAACCAAAGAAACAAGATAAAGGATTAATATATCTTAAAGTAAGAATTGGTAAGGTTGATATAGTAAAATTAGATTTATTTAAAAAATAATAATGAGAGTATAATTAAGATAGAGAGCCCAATATATCTTCGGAGAAATGGTATGCTACTAGTCATCGAAAGTCTAACTGCAGTAATTCAAGTAGGTTATACTCTCATTAAATTCAAGAAATAAAGAAAGGAGAAAGAAATGAATAATACAATTAAAAAAAGAAAACAAGTATCAATCATAAATAATAATCTTGAAATTATTGAAACAGAAGAAAAACTGGACACGGATATAAAAAAAAGGAGAATAAATGAAACAAAGAAGACTATCACAAATAATAACAGAACTTAAAGCATTGAAATTAGAATTTGGCGACTTACCTATTGTAACATCAATAGATGATGAGGGTAATGATTTTATTGATGTATTGTTTTCGCCAACACCTATGAAATTTAAAAAGACTAAACATGGATTGGAACTAGAATGGGAGCATTTAGAGAAACTTCCAAATCATAGAGAAAACAAACCAACACACATTTGTATAAACTAAAGGAGACAAAAATGGATAGAGAGTTTTGTGAAAAAACAATAGAATGTATAGAATCTTTAACTAAAAAGGTAGAGCTGCTAGAAGAAGCAAGTAGAATATCTAGCGATATGATGAAGATTTTAAACAAAGAAATAATTAGACTGAGAAATTAACATAGAGAGCCAATAACTGGTCCTGTTGAAGGTATCGGACACAGTAGGTGAGTAAAAATCGACTAGTTCAACGCCTATAACGTATAGGCAAAGGAATATGTGAGGCTCTCTGTAACTTCGAGAGATGGTGCGATGTCTGTAGGCTGGTGTACACCATAGTCCAATAAACATAGCATAAAGATAACAGCTATGCGAACTATCTCTCAAAAATTAAACCTAAGAGATAAGAGCTGTATCCGTGAGGGCAGCCAAGGGCTTTTTGACTACAGGTTAGACATACCTTGTCACCTTTCTTGTCCTATTTTAGTCTCTTAGGTTGTATTAAAACAAGGAGACAAAAATGACAATGAATATAGCAACAGTTAAAATGGACGATAAGGGACGAATAACATTACCTTTATCGTTTCTTAAAGCAAACAACATAAGTATAGGTGGTTGGGTAATAATAAAACCTGTATATAATGATAATAGTGCTTGTAAATTAAAATTCAAGCCTAGAAAGGAAGAAAAATGAGAAAGATGACTTGCGAAGAGCAAAAAAAATTCTTAAGAGTTAAGGCTGTAGAGCTTAGTTCTAGAATCACTAATGGAGATAATGAATCTATGAGACTAATGGACGATTGGTATGATACTATAAGACTATTAGAGCATTATGGAGAACATAAAGGGTTAATTTCCCTTTGTGGGGGAGACTTACCCATGATAGAGGATTATATTAACGAAGAGTGTATCTTACTCGTTACAGAAGAAGTGTTTAGAAGAGCTAATAGAGCAATGCAGTAAAGTTTAGAACAAAAACAAGGAGAAATAATGCTTTGGAAATATTGTAAACAAATAACCTGGGCAATAATCATACTCTTTTCAATTACATTTTGGTCACATGTGGTCAAATGGATAGTTTTGTGGTTTAGAGCCTAATGGAAACATACATAATTTTAGTAATAATAACATTAATATTTATTTATTTTAATTTTGTAACTTAAATTAACTATTGTTATTTAAATTTATGTTTTATAATTTATATAGTAAACATTAACCAATATGAGAGGTAATAATGGAAGATAATGAAATCAAATCAAAACAATATATCATAAAGAATATCCCACCAGATACTTGGAGGCAATTTAAAATAAAATTACTTCAAGGTGGAATGAATACTTATAACGAGTGCTTATTAAAATTAATTAATAATTACACCAACGGAAACATAAGTGTTTAACCCTATTGATATTCAAAAGGTATACGCAGACTACATAAACACAAAAAACGAAGAAAATAGAAATGAAAGATATGAAGGTAATGAACATTACTTTCAAGCTAGCAATTCTGGTAATTGTGCTAGAAAAATTTACTATTCTAGTGTAGAAAATGTGCAGCCTACTAATCCCCCAGACGATAGGTCCTCGAGACTTTTGAGACTTGGAACTATTGTGCATGAAGATTTACAAGCTGCCTTTACTAATATAGTTAACTATAATAGTTATCTATTAAAAAAAGAAAAAGAAGTAAAAGAAAAAAAGTTTAAAGTGCATATGGAAGAAGAGATTCAAATCCCTGAGTTTAATGTTCGTGGATTTTATGACCTTGTTATCGAATATGATGACAAAGTTTATCTTTATGATTTCAAAACTATGGCCAGCTTTTCGTGGTCGCTAAAGTTTGGTAGAAAATATAAATCCCCTAACCAATCTGACCACCAAGAGCTGCAACTTGGTACTTATGGGTATGGTATCAAAAAACAATTTGGAACTCTTGATGGAATGTTCTTGTGTTACTACAAGAAAGACGACTCAAGAATGAAAATAATACCAGTTTCTCTTGAATATGTAGATAAAGCAAAGAGATTTTGGATGAACACTAATGAAGAGATTAAAGGTGGATTACCTATGTTTAATCTTGGCATAAGCCCTGCCAGTTCTTGGAATTGCAGGTACTGTCAATTTTATGACTATTGTAAACCACCTTCATTTTAATAAGGGAGGTAAAATGATAAAAGAACAAGACTTGAAAAATCTTTTAGCAAAAACACCTGAAAATGAGAGGAAATACAGAGTTGGCAATACTTTTATGCATAATAATGTAAAAGTGGCTAATATGCTGTGTTATGTTGATGCTAGATATGTACAAGACAAACTCGATGAAGTTATCGGTGTAGGTAATTGGGCTTCAGATTTTTTAGAAATAAAAGGAAATCTATTTTGTCGAATCACTATCACATTCTTAAGAGATGATGGAGAGGTTGGAATCATATCAAAAATGGATTGCGGAACTGAGTCTAATGTTGAGAAACAAAAAGGCGAAGCAAGTGATGCATTTAAGAGAGCAGCAGTTCAGTTTGGTATAGGAAGAGACTTATATAGTCTTGATAATAGTAAGTATAGAGCTGAAATGACTGAATACAATGGAAAATGGTATCCACCTAAAAACTGGAAACCAGCAAAGTAAACAAGGAGCAAACATGACAAACGATATAGATAATGTATTTGACAGCTCTACAGAGACTAGTTTTTTCTCTGAAGGTTCGTCAAGTAAAAAAGAAAACACATTCATACCTGCTGTACCTGGTATATATGTTGGACACGTAGTTGAAGTTAAATCTAATGTGTACGATATAAAAGGTGGTCAATACAAGGCTAGGATTTACAATGTATATGTAGAACTATCGAAAGAAAACGAAGGTAGTAAATATGAAGTTAAAGGTAAAGAAGTCGATGGTAAAGAATATGTTGGGAGAAGATTAAGGTCTGACGGTATTTTTAGATATTTAGAGCCAGGACCTAACGATTCTTTTCAAGGTAGACAAGATATGAACTTGGGTTATCTTAAAACTTGTGAAGCACTAGGCATTGAGTGTAAAGAAGTTGAAAAAGAGATAGATGGGAAGAAAACTATAGTCAAACAATTACCAACTATTAATGAGGAAGATATATTAGGTAAGGCTGTTTCAGTTACTACTAAATATGGGAGACCTTATACAAATAGTAAAGGGTACGAAACTACACCTTTAATCATTAAATATTTTAATGAATGGAAAGATGGTAAAGATAAGACAATTGAAAAAGCTAACTTGGATGATATACCATTTTAGTAAAAACTTTAGGCAGTCACTCACGTTCCGAATGTCCTACCTTTGCGACACTTCGCAACTATCTTAACCGATGTGGGTGGCTGTCTTAACTTAAATAAGGAGAATATATGGGTAGAGCTATAGATATGGAAAACAGCATTGAAAAGCAAGAAAGAAGGATTTGGAAACTTGAGGGTGCTGTAGATGAAATGATACAATTACTTGAAAATCTTAGAATTAATGTTGAGAAAATAAGTAAACAACAAAAACAAAGGAGTGAAGATGTCAAAAAAAGTTCCAACAAAAAAAGAACTTCATCAAATAGTAACGGAAAATAGGCAAGCTATTAATATTTCGTTTAAAGCAATAGAAGAAATAAAAAACTATGCAAACGGTATTGATAGACTAGTTGACTGGTACGTAGAATATAAAGAGGACATAGATGGTTTTAAGCAATTTATCAAAGAAAATAAAGTACAAAAAAATGCAGACGGAACTGAGGACGGTATACTTAATAAACAAGAAGACCTTTCTGAGTCAAAGTGAAGCAAAGAAGTATCAAAGAAGTCTAAGCAACTATAAGAAAATAGAGGAAAAGATGGTTAAAGACCTACAACAGATAATAGAAAAACTGTTATTAAATAATAACTGGGGTCTATACTTTAAAACAAGCCCTCTTGAGCATTTACCTTCGCAAGGAGACCAACATATTTATCAAGTAAATAATGTTAGTGTAGAAGAAATGAATGCAGCAATCGTGAAGATTGTACAAGAGAACTTGCAAGAAGACATAGACTAAATCTCGGACAGGAGAAAGGAGCATGTACAATGGAGGAATTACCTTATAGTAAGGTAACTGAGGATATTATTCTCGGAAATGTGATAGAGTATGAAGATGCATACGATTTAGCTGCTCCCTATTTAAGAGGGGGAGAGGTATTCTATCAAGAAGAAGCTAAAATGCTTTGGGACAAAATAACTGAACTTAAAAAGAATAAAGTGCCTATAGATATGGTTACTGTAAATAATTCGTTAAGCAATGAGGATATATTAATGGGTTTAAATAGTTATTATGTTGTTGAGTGTTCAACTAACGCTACAACTTGTGAAATGACAAAAACATATGCTCATCAAGTGTATGAAAAATATCTATTAAGGCAACTTGTAGAAAAAGCTACAGAGATTAAAGATGAGGCTTCTAAGAACAAATCGTCCGCACACGATACCCTCCTAGAGACCCATTCCCTTCTTGGAAGCCTTATCGAAATAAGACCATCACAAAATTTTAGTATAACAGATTCTTTAGACTCTGCAATATCAGATATTAGTTCTAGAGAATCAAACTTAATATCAACTGGATATGAAAATGTAGATAGATTCGCAGGCGGATTAACCCGTGGCGAAGTGAGTATCATTGGAGGAAGGCCTGGACATGGAAAAACTACGTATATGCTCAACCTCCTGTCGAGAATGCTTGATAACGGTTACCGTGTCATGCTATTTAATAGAGAGCTTCCTAATGTCGAGGTCATGAAAAAGTTAATCTGCCTTGAATCTAACAGCCTATCGTATTCAATGATAAGAAAGGGTATTTATGATGACCGTAATCTTGCAGAACTGGAGAGAGTTCGTGAAGTTATTAGTAAAAAGTATTCTAAAGACAACTTCGTTATGTTTGATAACCTTAGGGACTTTGCTTCTTCGTCTATCGAGGTCAAAAAGTTTAAACCAGATATAATATTTGATGACTATATTCAGCTTATAGCTTTAGAGTCTAAGTTGGATAGAAGATTTCAAATAGAAAAATTAGTTAATGATTATAAGTGGATGGCTAAAGAGCAAAAGGCGGCCATCGTTCTTGCTTCTCAGCTAAACAGAAATGTGGAATATCGTGGTAATGGAGGAAGACCTCAATTGTCAGACTTAGCAGAAAGTGGAGCAATAGAACAAGTTGCAGAAAATGTATTATTTGTATATTACGAATACAAAGTTAATCCTAAAACTGATTTAGGAAGAAACATAATTACCTTATGCGCTAGAAAGGTTAGATACGGACAAACTGGAGATATTCATCTAGGATATAAAGGAGATAAATGTAAGGTATATAACAATGAGCAAGAAGCAGAACAAGAAGAACAAATCCAAAAATCAATACTCCCATTTGACTAAATTTATAGGGATTGACCCAGGGAAGTCAGGTGGTATTGCTTTAATTTCTGATGAAGGTATAGAAGCGATTAAGTGTCCTAAAGAACCTTCCGAAATGGCTGTATTTTTTGAATATTTTTTAGGAGATACAGCACCAAATAATGTTGGTATTTTAATTGAAAGAGTTTGGGCTAGACCAACTAATGGTTCTAGGCATGCATTTGCTTATGGATTTAATTATGGTTTATGGTTTGGTATTATATCAAGAAAAAATATAGAAGTTCATACTACAATACCTACAAAATGGATTCAATATTATAATTGCCCTAAAGGTATAGAGTATAATGATAGAAAGAAATGGTTAAAACAAAAAGCGATAGACTTGTATCCTGAAATTAAGAGGGTAACATTGGCTACTGCTGATGCTATACTTATAGCCCGTTTTGCAAAAGAAGAATTTTTTAACAAATAACAAAAGGAGTAATAATGGAATTACAAGAAAAACTAGATAACTTAATTAAACAAAAAGAACAATTAGAGGCTGCGTTTCTTAAAACTGTTGGTGCTATTGAAATGATGCAAGCATTGATTAGTGAGAAAGAAAAGCCAAAGAAAAAGGGGAAATAATGGGAAGAAATAAAGTGCTAATCGATTTACATAGTGGTGGCGACTCTATGCCATCAGGGAGAAAGGGTGTTATTGTCTTTTATAAAGAGCTAATATCTGTATGTAAGAGAAATAAAAACAGAACTACCCTTTACGGAAATGTAATTGATGATAAATTTATAGAATGTCTTAAAAATAGACTTAAACAATTAGAAATGAAATTTGTTTGCTTACCTTAAAACACATATATGATGTATTCGGAGGGAAATTAAGCAGATATGAGAAAGGAGTATTAGTGCCATTAACAGAAGGGTATTGCAAAGAGTTTGACCTTGATTTAAAATTTGGTAAGATGGGAGAGGAATTTGTTCAAGGTGTCTTAGAAGGAGATTCTAAGATAGAAGTTAAAACTGAAAGAGATAAATGGAAAGAGACTGGGAATTTAGCTATTGAAATTAGATATAATGGTAAGCCTTCTGGTCTATCGACAACTGGAGCATCTGCTTGGATACATTTACTTTCTTATAAAGATGATATAGTTGGTGGTTTTATCTTGAATGTAAAGAAACTTAAGGAAAGAGTTAAGGAATTAAACGAGCAAGAAAAAGTTAAGATAGTTATGGGTGGAGATGATAAAATGTCTCAACTAGTTTTAGTCCCTATTAAAGAAGTATTTGATTTAGTAAAATAGACGATAAGTTTCGTACAATTTTTTATCTTCGTCTGAAAGGTTTTCATAAAAATCTGTAGGTCTAAAATCTTCGTTATTTATCATGTTTTCAATCCCACCTAGATTACCATAATATTTAAAAGCATTTGGATTACTTAATATAGATTTAATCTCTTTTTTAAGTACATTAAATTCAGATTCAGATTTAAATAGTTTAGCTTGTTGGTCTTTATCAATAGCATTATAAAAATCTTTATACTCTTTATTATCTTCAGCTTTTGTTTTCCATGTAATTGGAATAGGTCTAGACCCAGCAAGGGAAGATTTTATTCTACTTATGGCTTCTTTGTGA